AAGGCGGCTGTGGCTGTGAAGGGTGACATCAAGCACACCCACTCAATGGCTGATCTGGCCCGTCAGGCGTTCTCGGAGGGGGTCTTGGACGGCGATGACGAGTAAGACCCCTAGGCGGGGATACCGTCGCTGTGAATCCTGTGGCTGGTACATGACCGCCAACCACTTTCGCAAGTCCACCCGCTGGGTGAACCGGACCTGTAAGGAGTGCGAAGACAAGCCGGGGAGGGGTGCGCGTGGCTAAGAGGGAGCCGCTCCACAGCTACGAGAAGATCATCGTGATCCGGGCGAAGACGCTCCTGTTCAAGGAGGGTACGGAGGCTCACTTCGACATCCACTCGGACCTCTCGACGTCGAACGACCTGTTGGCGATGCTCACTAGGGCCGCGCACCATGTTATGTGCGGGCACGGCTACCTCCACAACGACCTCGACCCGATTCCCACTGTAGCTGAGGACGTTCTTGGCCCTATGGAGATTGAGGAGGACGACGAAGATGGCATCACTTGATCTGGCAGGCATGATCGAACAGCGCACTTACAAGCGGCTCGATGTCGGCGACTTCGCCCTGCTCGAGACCCACACCGAGGCTGAGGCGCGGGAGGCGCTCTTGGGCTACTTCGCCTGCCCGGCGGGTAAGGCCGACCTCGACGAGTCCCCCCATCGCGGGCGCCCCGTCCCTGCTGTGGTTGAGGACCTCCTTAAGGGGCTGAAGTTCAGTGGATAGCGACCTGCTCAAACTGCTCAAGAAGTCCCGGAAAGACCCCGTTTTCTTCGTTGAGAACATCCTAGGGATCAATTCCCTATGGGAGAAGCAACGGGAAATCTTGGAGTCCATCCGGGACAACCGTTTCACCACAATCCGCTCCTGCCACGGCTCGGGCAAGAGTTTCACGACCTCGCTCGCTGTGGCTTGGTACTTGTCCACCCACCCCTACTCCATCGTCATCACCACGGCGCCAACCGGGCGTCAGGTGCGTGAGGTCATGTGGCAGGAGATCGCTAAGAACGTGGGCCGGGCGAAGTTCCCCCTAGGGGGTCGGATGCTGACGACTTCGTGGCAGATCGCTGGCGGCTGGTACGCCCTAGGGTTCTCGTCTGACGAGGCCGATCGGTTTCAGGGCTTTCACGCCAAGGAGATGCTCGTTGTCGTTGACGAGGCTTGCGGCGTGCCCTTGCCCATCTTCGAAGGTATCGACTCGCTCATTACCGCTGAATCGAACAAGTTGCTCCTGATCGGGAACCCGACCAACCCTGAGGGGCGCTTCTACGACTCCTTCAAGTCTCCGCTCTACCACAAAATCCACATCAGCGCCTTCGAGACGCCGAACCTCGTCGCCGGGCGGGTGGTCAACCCCCATCTCGTTACCCCCCGCTGGGTGGAGGACCGCCGGACAGAGTGGGGCGAGGACTCCCCGGCGTGGATCAGCCGCGTCCTAGGGCAGTTCCCTGAGACCTCCTCGGACACGTTCATCTCGCTCAACCTGATTGACGCCTCGCTCGACAACGACCTGCACCCCGGAGTCGCCCCTAGGGACACCCCCGGCCCCTGTGTGGTTGCCTGTGACCCGGCCCGGTTCGGTGATGACGAGTCGATTCTCGTTACCCGCCGGGGCGACAAGGTGACGCGCATGGAGTGGTACTACGGCGTGGACGGCGTACAACTCGCCCGGCACATGCTGAAGATGATGACCGAAGAGGTCGCTGACATCGGCGTAGTTGACACGAATGGTAACGGCTCGGGCGTCTTCGACGTTCTCTTTAGGGAGTATGGTGTGCAGAACGTCATGGGCTTTATGAGCCAAGAGCAGGCCAACGACCGGGCGCACTACGTCAACAAGCGCGTCGAGGCATGGGCCGCCCTCAAGGAGCGCATGAGGAAGAACAAGCTGGACCTCACCATCTTTGACACCCCTAAGGACCGGGAGGCCATACGTGGTCAGTTGTCCGGCCCGAAGTACAAGTACGACGCCTCCGGGCGTTACCAACTTGAGCGCAAGGAGGACATGAAGAAGCGGGGCCTGAAGTCGCCTGACCGTGCCGACGCTATCGCGCTGGCATTCTACTATGAGGGGCAGGCGGGTGTGGGTCAGGCCACATGGACCGACCGTAAGGAGGAGCCGAAGCCCGGCACCCTCGCATGGGTTCAGCGTGAGATCGAGCGTGAGGCCGCTGAGCGAGACCTTGAGCGCGAAGAGTACGAGTGGTTGAAGATGGAGGTGGGTGAGTGACGTTCTTTGTCTTCGTGGCAGGGCTCTCCCTAGGGGTTGTCTTGGGTGCCCTCATGCTGATTCGGCTCGTTCAGATCGGTACGATTCACGTTCATCCGAGCGCCCGGCCTCTCCCGCCTATGGTGGCTGAGGAGGAGTACGAAGTCGTGGACCCCACCGTTGCTCATGCCGCATGGGAGGACCAGCAGGAGCAGGACCGCAAGGTAGCGAAGGAGCAGGAAGCATACTACGATCGCCTCGTACACGCGGCGATGCAGACCGCCCGGACCACTAGGGAGCGTGGCGGCGGGTTCACTGACCCTGTGGCTGATCTCATGGACCGTACCTAAGGAGGTGAGCACGGATGCCGATGGAGTCTATGTACGAGGAAGAGGCCGAGAAGCCCAAGAAGAAGGGTAAGAAGCGGGAGCCGAAGACCGCCATGATCCAACGTATTCTCGAGGACCCGGCGACTCTGATCGGGACGCTCGTCTCCCGTACTGAGTCGATCATGTCCCCTAGGGCGCAGGCATGGCGCCGCTACCGGGCCAAGTACCGCCTTGGGCTTCAGTACCTCAGCGGTTCGACGGGTAAAACGCCGGACGTCTTCACGGTGAACTATCTGTTCTCGAACGTCGAGGCGGTCAAATCCAACGTCGGCAAGTCGATGCCGAAGATCACCGTGAGCGCCTTCGAACTCTCCGACCAGATGGCGGCTGACCTCGTATCGAAGATGCTGGAGGTCTCGCTCAAGAAGGGCGGTCTCCCTAGGGCCCAGCGTAAGGTAACGCATCACGCCGCTATCACGGGTTACGCATGGTTCAAGGCCATGTTCAATCCGGACATCGAGGACGGCGACGGCGGCAACGTTGTGGATTGTGTCCCTCCTGAGGACATCATCGTTGACCCCCTAGCCGTGCCCTTCTTCATGCAGGATGGACGGACGACCGCCCGCTATATCATCCATCGGCGTCGGGACGTCTCATGGGACGAGATCGAGGCGACCTACGACGTCAACCCGGAGAAGCTGTTCGATGACGAGGACACAATGGACCCTAGTATCGAACTAGGGTACAGCCGTGACCACATCAACGACGTCCGGCAGAAGCCCTTCGGGAATCTCCAGCAGAACCCCTACGGCAGGGTGACGGACGTTCACGAATGCTGGCTCCAGACCTTCGAACCCTTCGAGCGGGACGAGCAGACGGGTGAGATCATTTCTAGCCCGTGGTACATCATCACCGTCGCTGGCGATAAGGTGCTCAAGAAGGGCTACAGCGAGTACCAGCACGGCAGGAGCCCCTTCGTCCCGTGGTTCGATGGCGAGGACGACGGCGCCGCTGACTTCTACCACATCGGTATCGGCGAGATCGAAGAGATCGAGATGCTTCAGGACAAGGGCGCCCTACTCGACCTCCAGATTTACCGGAACATCAAAATGACGGTCAACCGTCAGCGCATCGTCAACCGCCTCATGGGCCTGTCTAAGGACAGCGTGACCAACGGTGAGGGCAAGGTCTACGAGGTGGCGGGAGACCCCCGGCTGGCGATGGTGTGGGATACCCCGCCCCAGCTAGGGAATGACGTCTACACCTACCGCGTCGGCACCAACCAGTCTATCCAAGATGTGTCGGGCGTAACCGACGTCATGGCAGGCCGGAAGCCGACGGGCATCGCGGCGGCGAAGGCGATCGGCGCCCTACAGAACGCCTCGCAGGCCCGCATTGCTGACAAGCAGGCGACTTTGATTGAGGCGCTGAAGCTTGTGGCTGAGATGTTCCTAGCGAACATCTTCCAGTTCTACACCACGGAGCGCGTGATTCGGCTCCTCGACGGCAACGAGGTCCGGGTGATTGGCGACTGGCCCCCGGAACTCCAGCCGGGCTACCAGCCCACACAGGAGGCCGGGATCGATCCGGGCACGGGCCAGCCCGTTCCGGCGATGGAACTCCCGCCCCTAGGGGAAGGTCCTGAACTCGACATGATTCGGGAGCAGTGGAAGGCGCAGAATGGGATCGATCTCGTTCTTTCTGAAGTGGACCGTCGCTATGACCTTCAGGTTGGCGAGGGCTCCCCGCTCCCGGAGAACAAGGGCGAACTCGGGCAATTGGCCCTTGACATGTTCCGTATCGGCCTGATCGACCGTAAGGCCGCGCTCGACGTTCTCGAGTGGCCTGACCGGGCCGAGATCATCGCCCGTATGGGCGCCTCCACAACTGGGCCGGGTGCGGCGGCACAGCCGGACCAGATGGCCCAGATGATGCAGATGATCCAACAGATGATGCAGGGTGGCGGTATGCCGGGAGGAGGGATGCCCGTTGGCTAAGAATTCGAACCAGAAGGGGCAGAAGTCCCAGAAGTCGCAAAAGGACCTCGCCAAGCTTCAGGAGCAGAGGGGCCCTAGGGCGCCCATGTTCCCCGCTACCCCGTGGACTCCGATGACGAAGAAGCGGAAGTAGTTCACTAGGGGCGGGGAAACCCGCCTCTTTTGACGCCCCTCACTAGGGGTGTTGACAAAATCGCCAGTTCTGCTATACGATGGGGTTACATAACCCACTAAGGGGCACGGCACCGGAGCCGTTAATCCGAGGAGGTACGCAAGTGGCTGACAAGAACAAGCAGAACGAGGAACTGGAGTTGGACGAGGAGATCGACGTCGAACCGGAGGAAGACGAGGACGAGTCTGACGAGACGGCCTCTGAATCTGACACGGAGGACGGGGTTGACGAGGAGGGCGAGGAGTCTGAGCAGGGCGGCAAGGTCAAGCCGTCCGGCGAGAAGATGGTCCCGCAATCTCGGGTCAACCAGATCGTCAAGGACCGCCTTGCCGCCAACGATCGGCGCTGGCAGACCAAGTTGGATGCGGCTGTGGCGCAGGCCAAGGCCAGCCTCCCGGCTGATGCCACGAAGGCGTTGGAGTTCTGGAACTACCTGAAGGCCAACCCCCGTCACTCTGCCGCCATCAACCAGTTCCTCAGCAACAACCCGTGGGAGAACCACCCTAGGGAAGAGGCGGCCCCTAAGGCCAAGGAAGCCGACCTCGAAGCTACCCTAAAGCGTGAGTTCGCCCTCCGGGACACCCTCGCTGAACTGCGTTCCGACGAGGTATTCAAGAAGCACGAGGCCGCTATCCGTGAGTACGCCGAGGAGAACGAGTTCGACCTCGACAAGCCCCGTGATCTGAAGGCCGCTTATAAGGCGTGGCGTGGTGAAAACGCCCGCCTGCTTGCCGCGAACGCTCGCCTCCAAGGTCAGCGTGACGCCAAGACCGCTAAGGAACAGGCCAAGGGCGCCAAGCTTCAGGGAGCATCCGGCGCCAAGGGCGGCGGTAAGCAACCTGACTACCGTAAGCTGTCCGACGCTGAAATCCTTAAGCGCGACGGCCTCAAGCTGTTCACCTCGGAGGACTAACTCCTAGGGAAGGTGAACCACCGTGCCGTTGAATTACGACGCCATTACCGCGCTGACGCGGAAGAAGTACCTGCCGAACCTCGTCGATAACGTCTTCAAGTCCAACGCCCTGCTGGCCTACCTCAAGGGCATCACCAAGACGTACGACGGTGGCTACAAGATCGTTGAGCCGCTGATCTACGACGAGTTGCTCAACGTCACGTCGTACTCCGGGTATGACACCCTGACCTACGACCAGAACACCCCGATCACCGCCGCCGAGTTCGACCCGCGCAACGTCGTGGCGCCCATCACGATCTCCAAGGAGGAGGAACTCAAGAACGAAGGTGAGAACGAGGTTCTCAACCTGCTTGAGTCCAAGGTGAAGATCGCTGAGAAGACGCTGAAGAAGAAGCTGACGACCCAGCTTCTCGGCGACGGTACGGGCAACTCCGGTAAGGACCTGATGGGCCTCAAGGGCCTGATCTCCGACGTCGGCACCATCGGCGGCATCGACCGGGCGACCTATACGTGGTGGAAGTGCGTGATGAAGGCCAACGGCGGCCTGAAGCGTAACCTCTCCATCCCGCTCATGCTCTCGACCTTCCTCGCCTGCTCCGACGGCGACGAGAAGCCGGACTTCATCCTCACGGACAAGAAGGGCTGGCAGGCCTACCATGAACTCGTTCGTGGTGTGGTTCAGATTCAGTCCCCGACCGTCCAGAAGATGGCGTCCCTAGGGTTCCAAACCCTTGAGTTCATGGGCGTCCCGCTCGTCTACGACGAGAACATGACCACGTACATGTCCTCCGACGGCGTTCCGGTCCCCGTGACTCAGTTCTACTTCCTGAACTCCGAGTTCTTGAAGTTCCGCCCGCACAAGAACGCCAACTTCGCTACGACCAAGTGGCGTCAGGCTGACAACATGCTGGCGATGCGGCAGGAGATTCTCTTCACCGCCGCGCTCACCATCAACAACTGCCGTCGGCATGGTATCCTCAAGGATATCGACGTCAGCGCCTACTAGTCTCCCTAGGGGAGGGACCACCCGGCCCCTCCCCTTACTTTGTTTGAGGAGGAACACCCATGATCGCCACCGCTCGTGTCAAGAACGTTTCCGGTCACAACGTCCGTGAGGACTTCCCCTTCTACGGCACCGTCGAGATTGCCGCCGGGGAGATCAAGCGCATCCCGGAAGACGTCGTGCAGGCGTGGGAAGACCGCGACCGCAACAACGGTAAGGTGCTCGTCGAGCGGCTGGAGGACAGCGAGGCCGATCCCGCCCCGGCACCCAAGGGTAAGGGCGGGCGCAAGCCGAAGGCTGAGGCTGTGGTTCCGGTCGAGGACGAGATTTCGGACCTGACCGACGAGGAGTAGGAGGGGTAGTCGATGGCGTCCTACGACCTGAACACCCTTCAAGATGTCTTGGACGCCATCGACGAGGAGAAGCAACTCGATCCGGGGTTGGTCTCCCCCAACGAGAAGCGTCGGTACGTCCAAGACGCGCTTGACGACATCGGTGATCTGGCTCTCTTCGAGAAGCGGGTCACGGCAACCGTCACCGCCTCGATGGTGGACCTTGCCACCCTAGGAGGTACACCCACAGGGTACGAGACCATCATCGGCGTCTACTGGAACGGCAGGCCGCTGGGCCCGGTTGACCCTAGGGCGATCGATCAGACCGCCCTAGGGAACACCCCGGCGGGGTACTGGTCTATGACTGATGGACTCTACCTGTGGCCCGGTCTCGAGGCTACTGTCTCCGGAGAACTCACTGTGGACATGAACTACCGCCCGACGTGGCCTGCTACCCTAGGGACGGTCATCGACCTCCCTAAGGAGTGGCGGCGCCTGCTCGTCCTCTACGGCACCTACCGATGCCACAAAAAGAACGGCAACACGTTCTCGGCTCGGGAGTACCAGACCGACTACGAGAACCTCAAGGCCCGGCTTGCCAACCTTGAGATTCAGCGCCGTAATCAGCGGCAGACCAGCGTCCGGCAGGACAACGACACCTCGGGCGCCTCGTGGGACGCCCTAGGGAGGAACTACTAGGGGGTGAGGTTATGAGCGAGAGCGTTCGTGTGATGATGCCCGATGGTAGCGTTCGTGTGCTGGAGATGGTGGTCGCGGCCTTTGGCGTCTCGACGACCGGGCAGGCGAAGGTCGCCGTGGCGGGTACTGCCGTCAAGCTGATCGTACCCGACGGCACCCGCTACGTGGAGATTAAGGCCGGGCTCCAGAACACAGGTGTTGTACTTGTGGGTAGCGTGGTTGGCGTCACAACCACTAGGGACGGCACGGGCAACGGTTACGAGTTGAACTCGGGCGAGATTGTGGTTGTCGAAGGGGCCAACATCTGGATCAACTCGTCAACCATCAACTCCTATGTGACCTTTAAGGCGGTGGTCTAAGTGTTCCTTAGACCACCCCGGCTCCTTAATCGCCGCAGGCTCCGCACCGCCCCCTCGATGACGTTCGCGGGGAAGGTTGCGGGATCTACGGTTGAAGTGCCGCATGTCATGAAGGTTAAGCACGCCATAACGTTTGATGCTCCTGCGACGTTCACTGCCGAAGTAGGGTCAGCAAGCTATACCAATATTTCAGATCTTGGAGTGAACACTTCAAGTTCATCAAATACGACGAACGGCAACTACGCGCAACACCTCTTCTCCTTCGACCTCCTCAACGACCTGAAGAACCGCTCGCTCATTCCCAAGTCGTGGGACGCGGCTACGATGAAGGCGGCGCTAAAGTCGTTCACCGTAACGTGGACAGGCTATGGCGTTGGTAGCAACGGCGGGGTGTCAACGAGCGGTGCGACGTTGAAGGGATGGCGTGCGTCTACGTTACAGTGGGTTCAACAGAACGTGAACATCACTTCGTCGCCTAGTGCCGTCTTGATGTTGGGCAACGCTACCGACGCGAACAACTACCTCGACGCCAACGGCGGCCTCCACATCCTTGCCCACTCCACGTACCCCAGCAACGGCACCATCGCCTCCACGATCTTCACCGACTTCGTGAAGGTGGATGTGACTCTTGTGTCCTAAGGAGGGAGACATATGGCGAAGGTCGATCCGAACAAGCCTCAGGAGGTTACGACCCTTCGTGTGCAGGACTTCTCGGGCGGCCTTAACACCGCCGTCTCCCCGTCCCTGCTCAACGCCAACGAAGGGCAACTCGCCAACAACGTCAACTTCGACCAGAAGGGCACCGTCCAGCCGCAGAAGGGGCGCCGTAAGCGGTACGCCGCTGACTTCGGCGCCTCCCCTGTGGTTGGGCTGGGCGCCTTCTACACGAAGGCTGGGCTCGCCAACCTTGTGATCGCCTCTGGTACGTCCCTGTATACCGATCAGCCTCACATGGACCACATCTGGGACACGCAGGCCAACTGGAAGGCCGCAGGGACCGTCTTCGAAGGTCTTGCTACGGCTGACCGAACGACGGGCTCCCTCACCACAGAGGTGGGCGGCCCTAGGGTGAATGAGGTTCAGACCGTGACGATCAGCGGCGCCCCGACGGGCGGCAATTTCAAGCTGACCTTCAGCGGTCAGACGACCGCCGACATTCCCTACAACGCCAGCGCCTTACAAGTTCACACCGCCCTCCTCGCGCTCTCCAACATCGGCGGCGCCAGCGAGGTCCAAACCGTGACTATTACCGGGTCGCCCACGGGCGGCACGTTCACTCTCACCCTAGGGGGGCAGACCACACCCGCCCTAGCATATAACGCCACGGCGTCGGCTGTTCAGTCGGCGCTTGAAGCGTTGTCCACGATCGGCGCGGGCAACGTCACTGTGACGCTGGCAGGTAGTGTCTACACCTGCTCGTTCCAAGGCACGAAGGCCTTCTTCGACATGGCACAGATGACCGCCACATCCTCGCTGACGGGCGGTACGAGCCCGGCTGTGACGATCGCCACGACCACGCCGGGCGCCCCGCCGGACATCGACACACAAGGTAACGCAGGCGGCCCGTGGACGATCACATTCCAGAACGCCCTAGGGTACGCCGATCAGCCTCTTATGACAGCTACGCACACGCTGACGGGTGGCACAGCGCCCAGCGTAACGATCGTCGAAACGACGAAGGGGTACAACCTCGATCTCTCTGTGGTTACTACCTTAGACGCCGACTGGAATGCCGGGACGTTGACGAAGGTACTGACCTCTGCCAATAACCTCTCCCTCGCCCTCAAGGGTCCGGCTACGGGCGGCGACACGATCAACACGCAGGCTGAATGGGACGCAGGCACAAAGGACAGCATTTCGGTCTCTGCTGGCGGTGTGGTGACGATCGCTGTTGCCGCTGTCGCTAAGAACATCAACCGTACGTTGCCCTTTACGTACATGGAGTCCCAGACGAACACAGCCGCTACTGGAACTTCTGGCATCACGTTACTTAAGGTATAGCCCTAGGGGGTGGATTAGATGGCACAGTGGCTCGGCAACGACGGAACTAGCGTTGTAGGTTTTGGCTCAGGTAGCACAAACGGCACACGATTTAAGTGCTTGACTGACCAAGCCATTACTCAGATTGGTATGAAATTTGGTAACTCCTTTACGAACGTAGTTATCTCCCTATGGGACATGCCGGGGGGCTCCTCGCCGCTGTTTACGACGACGGTTAATACCGTAACGGGCTGGACCTTCGTAAACTGCGGAACTATTACACTTCAAGCAAATCGTGAGTACGTTATCAGCTACTACCACCCTACCACCACCGTGACCCTGCAAGCTTCTGCGGAGATCGGCAATGTCTGGGTTTCGTCTACTGTCAGTGGCGTTACCTTCCAGTACGAAGGCGGTAACGACAACAGTGTAGGGAACACCAAGCCTACCAACCCTTCGCACTCCTCTGGGTCAACGTGGACTCCGGCTGTCGGCGTCACCTTCACCCCCAACACCGCCCCCAACGCCCCTACAGGTCTAGGAGTCAGCACAACAGACGGCACTCCCCGGCTCTCGTGGACTTTCACGGACCCGGACGCCGGGAACACGCAGAGCGCCCGCGAGGTCGAAGTCTGGAACAGCGCCGGGACGGTACTGGTACACGGCTCGGGCAAGCTTGCCTCTGCCAACGCCTACTATGACATGCCCTCAGGCATCCTCGCCGCTTCGACCACCTACAAGTTCCGGGTGCGGGTGTGGGATCAGGCCGACGCGGTTAGCGCCTACTCGGCTTACCAGTCTTGGACGACCGCCCAACCCTATGCCGCCTCCGGTACGTTCACGATGACGCCTATCGACATCGATCAGGGTGCCACGACGAACCACATGAACAATGGGACGTTCATGTGGACGGGCACTAAGCCCACCAGCACGAATGTAACGATCGAGTACCAGACGAGCGCCAACGGCACGACGTACGGCTCATGGAGCGCCGCTACGGCCCTAGCGCCGGGCATAACGATGTCGATTCCGCCCTGTAAGCGGATCAGGTTCCGCTTTAACCTTTCGACCTCATACAACCTGAGCGCCCCCGCCATCGAGAGCGTCGTCGTAACCTACCCGCAGGAGTACGCCTTCGTAGGGTCGTGGACATCCCCGGTCATCGACACATCTACCCTAGGGATCGTGGAGTCTTACGGCGGCTCGATGACGCTCAATAAGACGCTCAACGGCGGTCTCGTCTACACTTCCTACCGGACCAGCCCGGATAACTTTACATGGTCCGGATGGACGGACACGGCGGGCCCCCTAGGGTGGGCCCGGTATGTGCAGTTCAAGGTTGACATGTACCCGTCGGCTGACTTCACAGGGACCCCTAATGTGGATACCTTCGTCTACACTTTCAACCAAAGCTACGAGAACTCCGGCGAGTGGGTGTCGGCGCCGATCAGCCTCAAGCATTTTGAGCCCGCCTCAGGCACCGTGGCGCAGGTCTCGACGCTTAATGGCGGCACCGTCCAGCTTTACACCCGCTATCGGAACGATCCGGGCGCCCCGTGGTCGGCATGGGCGCTGACGAGCGGCGCTGTGGCGATGACCGGGCTGGAGATGCAGACCAAGGTCGTTCTCACCCGTAACACCCTAGGGAACCAATCCCCTAGTGTGGATAGCACGACGACCACCTACACCGCCAACCGCAAGCGCGGTGTGTGGACCTCCGAGAGCATCGATGTCTCACAGGCGACGGACAAGACCACAGGTAAGGTATCCAGCGACCTCGTGCTTAACGGCGACGCAGTACAGACGCAGTTCCAGTACAGCACCAACGGTGGCTCAATCTGGTCCCTGTGGACTGACCCGCTCTCGGACGGCACGATGACGGCCCCGTCGAACACGACTCACATTCGAGTCCGACATATCGTCACCGGGCCGAATGCTGAGATTCGCTCGACGACGGTGTACTTCGACGGGCTCCCGACCGTCACCGTCCTAGGGAACAGCTTCCAGCCGAACGCGGTCTACGACTTCACCCAGCTTCGTGAGATCGTAATGATCTGCAACGGCAAGGACAACCCGCAGAAGTGGGACGGCACGAACCCGATGACTACCCTAGGGGGCGGCCCCCCGGCGTTCCAGATGATGGAGACTCACCTTAACCGGGCGTGGGGCGCAGGCGACCCGGCTAACCCCTCCCGTATTCGGTTCTCCGACATACTGAATCCGGAGTCGTGGCCCGCTCTTAACTTCATCGACTTCAACCCTGAGGACGGCGACCGCATCACGGCGCTCTACCGCTATGGTCAGCAGTTGATCGTCTCCAAGCAGAAGTCGATGGCGCTCCTGACGGGCGACCGCTCGGCTAACTTCGCTGTGGTGTGGCTCGACCATCCCCAAGGAGTCGAAGGCTTCCAAGGGATTCAGACCGCCGACAAGTACCTCGCCTACATCGCTCGAGACGGCATCCGGTTCTCGGACCTTACCAAGTCGATCCTCGCTACGGAGAAGCTGAAGCCCTCGTGGGAGTTGCTCAACCACCGCCGACTCTCACAGGCGACGATGATCTCGACGGGCAACTACTTGCTGTGCGCTCTCCCTAGTGCAGGCTCCCTAGTGAACGATCAGGTGTGGTTCTTCGACATCCTCCGGGCGGCATGGTCCATCATCCCGAATTGGAATATCTCCTCGTGGCTGAAGTTCCGGCAGTACGGGGAGGAGGTTCTGCTCGCGGGGGACTCGACGAAGGGCCAAATCTACGAGGTTTTCACCGGAACGACGGACGCCAACGGCGCCTACATGACCTACGATTTCCAGACTAAGGATTTCGACGCTGACTACCCGGAGCGGTACAAGGTCTTGCGGGATTGCGTCTTGATCGTAGGCGGTGTCACCGAGGAGTCCGTCCTCACTGTGACCTTCGTTGTGGATGGTGTGGAGTATCCTGTGGATACCGCAGATACGACCATTCCGGCAGGCGCCGGGGCCATCCACTCGATTCGGCTGATTCCCCCGGTCTACGGGGCGGTACTCGGTCAGCAGGTGTCGATCCGGCTTCACGGACGCAACCACATCCACGCGCTCGCCCTAGGGGTCATCATCCGGGGCGTCGTACCGGGGGTCAGCTAATGGGCAACTATCAGCCGGGCAAGATGCCCGAAGGGAAGTTCATCGATCCGAAGTGGCTGAACCGGGAACTTCTCAAGGTGCAGACCGGGCTCAACTTCCTCGACGAGCGCAACTTCCCGAACAAGCTTGCCGCCTCCGACGTCATCGGTGATGGCACGGTCAAGTTAAACCACACGAGCGGCTCGGGCGAGTTTCGGATTCCGATTCTCGCCCTTGCTACAGCCGCCTCAATCACGGCTACCACGCTGACGTCTCTAGGAGGCTTTGCCAACTTCGACCCCGCCCGTTGGGCGGGTGTCCCTATGTCTAACATCTACCTCGAACTGACCGCAGGCCCCGGCCTTGCATCTAGCCCCCTTACCGTAGAAATCTGGGGTACGGCAGGGGCTCTTGCCAGCACCACCCTTTCTACGGTAGGATTGACATATAGCGCAGTTCCGTTTACTAGTCTGCCTGCCTCTTCGCAGGCTCTCACCCTGAAGGCGAAGGTGGGCTCTACCACAGCGGGGAGCATCATTACCGCCAGCATCCTCATTCGACCCTAGGGAGGGATCGCAGATGCCTGTTTCCGTTCCTAAGGGGCCTACGGCTGAAGGTCAGGCGCCTAAGGGTCCTACCGCTCCGACTTCTGCACCCGCATCTACGGTTTCGGGCGGGGCTGACTGGAAGGCCTTGATCCCGCCGCCCCCGAAGCTTGCTCAGGGCATTAACGGCCCGGCACCCACCGCACCGACCGCCGCGCCCGCCGCAGGTCCGACCGCTCCGGGTGGCGGAAGCATCCTCGCCCCTGTGGCTAACTTCCTGCAAAACCTCGCTACCGGGGTCAAGACAGGCACCCCGACCAAGGAAGGCGCCCAGCTTGTCAACGGGGCTCTCGGCGCCCTAGGGGGTCTCGGTACGGCCCTTGCCACCCCCGGCTCTGTGGCGCAGAAGGCCGCCACCGGAATCAACACTGGGACCAACATCGCGCAGGCCGCTGGGCAGGCCATCCAGACCGCCCAGAACAACCCGCAGGCGCAGACGCAGGCCCCAGACCTTAATTCGATGATGACGAACATCATGGGTACGATTACCCAGATGTATCAACAGGCCGGGAATGACGCCGGAACGCAAGCCATGATCTCAAGCTGGATGGGCAACATGAGCGCCCAGATCAGCCAGCTTGAGTCTCAGATCATGAAGCAGATTCAGGACAAGACGGGCGCCAACGACACCGCCTTGCAGGCCGCCCTAGGGGAACTTCGGACGCAGTTCGACGAGTCCCGTAAGTCGATCATCGAGGACATGGCGGCTCGCGGTGTGGCTCAGTCCGGCATTCAGCTTGAGATGGACGCCCGGCTCCAGAAGGGTATGCTCTCGGAGTCGCAGAAGATGATCGCTTCTCGACTCGACGAGATGCAGAACCTTATGATGTCTGCGATGATGCAGTTCGCCAACATGCGTATGCAGGCGCAGAACCAAGGGCTCAATCTTCAGGTACAGTCCAGCATGGCGGCGCAACAACGAACGATGCAGGCCGCTCAGACGGGCATCGGTGCGATGCTGAATTATGCCGGGATGCTGAACTCGAATCAGCAGGCCGGGCTCGACCGGGACCTTAGTAAGTGGCTCCAGCAGAACTCCCAGCAGTTCCAGACGGGCCAGCAGAACAACGCCTTCGCTCACGACGAGAAGATGGCGGGCATCAACTTCAACAACCAGCAGACCCTTCAGACCAACAACCAAGAGTTCCAGAAGGGTATGCAAACCGCAGGCTTCGCGCAGGACGAGAAGATGGCGGGCATAGCCCATCAGTACAACCTCGACCTGAACGCCGTGCAGAACGCCCAACAGCAGGCCCTACAGGCCGCTGGGTTTACCCACGACGAGAAGATGGCGGGGATCAACTACGGCAACCAACTCAGCCTTCAGAACAACGCTTACGGGCATCAGCAGGAACTCGCCGCCCAAGGGTGGAGCCACGACCTACAGATGGCGGGGATCAATCAGGCCAACAACATGGCGCTCCAGAACGACGCACAGGCCCACGATGTGGCGATGAAGCAACAGGCGCAGGGCGCCTCGGACCTAACCCGGCTGAATCAGCATGTCATGGAAAAGTACCTGCCGATGATCTCCTCCGGTCAGCTTACGCCTCAGGCGGCCCTTAGCAAGCTGAACGACGAGATGAACGCGGCGGCGGCGGCTGGGTTCCCGTGGTCCGACCAGCACAAGGCTTACGCTACGACCCTAATCAACTCGTACGCAGGGTTCCAAGGTAAGGGTGGGGCTGGAACCGCTGGGGCTAACGCCTTCCCGGCGGGGGCTACCCTAGGTAGTTCCTTCGGGACGATGGCGGCGAACGCCTTCAAGTCCCAGACCGTCAACAACCCGTTCTCTGGAGCGTACTGGCTGAATACCGCCCTCGACGCCGCCAACTACATCAAGAACATCCCGATCGGCCCGAAGGCCCCCACTCAGTAACCACACTAGGGAGGGATTCACATGGCCTACGACTGGAGGAAGCCGTACCAGACGCCCTCCCTAGGGCCTTCGGCCCCGCAGAGCGACATCTTCATCCCCGACATCCCTGACTTCTCGAAGGGGATGTCGGCCCCTGTCATGCCCGCCTCGACCACCTTCGGCGGCGAGCGCATGTTCATTCCGGGCAAGTATCTCAGCCCGTACACCGCCGGGCAGGGTAGCCCTGACGACTTCGTGCCGCCGGAGAACAACCCCGGCGGCGCTGTCGCAAATGAGCAGATGCGGCTCGCCGGGATGGGGGCGCCTATCCCCGAGCGGGAGAAGCCCTCCAGCTTTCTGACCGGGGTTATGAAGGTGCTGGACTTTGTGGATTCCCACACCCGAGCCCCTGTGGTTACAGCGGCTGACGAACTCCTGCAAGGCAAGGACCTAACAGGCGCCGTAGGGGAGGCCGGAAAGGTCTTCATGGGCGACCGGAAGGGTGTGCAGGGCTCCGAGATGATGGGGCACCTAGGGATTGAAAACCCCTACGCTAAGGCGATCGGCGGCTTCATCACTGACGTCGCCCTCGACCCGACCACTTATATCTCCTTCGGTGCTGGCGGTGTGGCGAAGACCCTAGGGAAGGAAGTCGGCGAGAAGGCCCTGCTTGAGGCCACGGAGCGCATGGTCAAGGCCGGGGCGCTGGAGGCGGGCGGCACGATCGGGCGTGAGGCGCTTGGTGAGTACCTGCTCCAATCTCGCCGGGCCCTTGCCGAGGCGACCCCGGTCCTCGAAGAGACCCTAGGGAAGGCCGCCAACAAGGTCAACCGCTCGCTGTCCGGCTACTTCGGGGCGGGCGGTGCTGATGCTGTCCGGGAGATGGGTCTCGAGGACACACTCAAGGGCATCCAATCCAAGCTGAAGCAAGACGTCCCGATGGCGGCGCAGGCATGGAACGGTGTCGATGAAGAGACCAAGATTCAAGAACTCCTAGGGAGGATGTTCGGCGCCCCCGGAGCGACCTTTGAGGCCAAGGAAGTTGACGCGATCCGCAAGCTGGACTACACCCAGCGGGCGACCATCGAAACCCTAGTGGACACCTTCGGGAGCAAGATCAGCTTCGAAGGCTACGTTAAGGCCGGGCAAGCCTTCGGCTCGACCACAGCCAAGGGCGAACTCAAGGGTGTTCGCAAGATCGGCAACTTCCTGAAGAAGTCCTACGGGACAGAGATCGAAGCCGCTAAGGCCATCGAGGACGCCAAGGCGCCCATCGCCGAGGCGCAGAAGCTAATTGCCATCGCTGATAAGGGCTCCCTGTGGTTCAAGGTGGGCGTGCCCTTTACGGACAAGACCCTCGACCTCGTGGAATTGACCCCGGTCAAGCAGTTCACCGGGCGAGTCCTCCAGCGGGCCTACAACGCCAGCCCGATCATCCAGTCTGTGGTTGACTGGGCAGGCGAATCGTTTGTGACCAAGTACCTCCGGCAGTACACAAAGCTGGCGGGTCCGGCTGTTCGTAGCGAACTCGAAGAGGCCGCCAGCCTTGCCTATAACTACGGGCGTGCTCAGAAGTCCACCCTAGGGATTGCCGCTAAGGAGACGATCGGCGGCCTCGATACCGCCGACATCGCCCGGACTATCGGCGATGATGTGTTCGAGAAGGCTATGGCGGCTGTGGACCCCACCATCCTTCACGACTTACAGATCAAGACGACCGACGACATCGCCGCCCGGCTGGCCCTAGGGCCGGACATCGCCGCCAATAAGAAGATCATGCAGGCGGTTCCCTACTTCCTAGAGCGCGGCATCGAAGACGGCGGTGACGAGGCCTTAGGGATCGCCTCTCATGCCGCCGACAAGTGGGAGAAGGTTGCCGCCACCCTCACGATGCAGGAACTTGAGCAGGTGCAGGAGGTAGCCACCAAGGCCACCCTTCTTCACGAGATCGAGAAGCAAATCGACCTCAAGATTCTCGCCGGGACGCTGGACGACCCTAAGGCCATCGAGAAGATTCTCGAGGACCGCTACAAAGCCCTAGGGAATGAGTACGTCCACCACATGTACATGCCCGCCGAGGACGCCAAGCGGCGCACGATCGAACTGATGACGAGCGAACAGCGTGTTCGGGTCCGTACGGCGAACACCCACGGCGCCATGAACAACCGCAAGATCGCCTCCCTCGCACAGGCCGAGGCCCTAGGGCTAAAGCCCGTCAACGACTTCGCCGTGCTGACGGCGGCCCGCCTGTCGTACTCTCGCCGGGCGATGCTGGCGAACCAGTTGATTGACGATCTGAAGTCCCTAGGGGAGATCGTCGCCACCGGGCGCCCGAAGTCGAGCGAGTTCGTTGAACTCACCAAGGCCTTCGAGGGCATGGACGCCCGGCTGATGGGGCCGATCGTGGCCCGGCTTCAGGGCTACTACGCCCACCCGGAGGTTGTCCGGCACCTCCAGCAACTCGACCACCTGATGTTCAACGACGCCGCGATGAACAAGGCGCTCTCGTGGGCTCACCAAGTCACGAACTATATCAAAGGCGCTCAGACCTTCTCCCTCTCGTTCACCATGCGTAACGTCATGGGCGAAGGTTTCATGGCCTTTGTGGGCGGTGTCAAGCCCGCTACCGTAGGCGAGGCCTTTAAGGCTCTGCGGGGTGTGGAGCAGGAGGTCATCGTAGGCGGTCGCAAGTTCCTCGTAAAGGACGAGTTGACCGAGTTCGGTAAACTGGGTGGGTGGTTCGCCGGGCGGTCTCGGGGTAACTTCGTGCAGGGCGCCCAAGAGATCATCCAGAAGGAAATCAAGATTGCCACAAAGAAGTCCTTAGGAAACCCCTTCCTCAACATCAACGACTTCAACGATCGTCTGTGGCGCTTCGCCCACTACCTAGAGGAGCGGGGCAAGGGGATGGGGGTCCGGGACGCCGTGGCGGCTGTCCGGCGCTACCACGTTGACTATGACGACCTGACCAAGATGGAGCGGAGCCTAGGGCGGTTCATTATCCCGTTCTACACCTACATGCGGAAGAACCTACCCAACGCCCTCCGCATGACTTTAGAGCAACCCTTCGCCTACTCGATGGTAGGGCACCTCGTCAACAACGCCTACAGCGCCCTAGGGAATCCGGACACCTCCGACTACCTCAAGGAGCAACTGGCCCTCCCGATCTTCCGCAAGGCCAACGGTGATGTCGTTCTGCTGAACTGGAACCTGCCGATCGTGGACCTCGCCCGGATCAAGAACCCTCTCTCCAAGGAGGGCGCCCTCGATGCGCTGGCGATGGTGAACCCGATGATGTCGGTTCCGGTCCAGCTTGCCACGAACACCAACTTCGCCACAGGGCGCTCGATCGCCCACTACCCTAGTGACCTAGGGAGGCGGGCCGATTTCCTGCTCGACCAGTTCGGCTCTGTGGCTCGGGCGGGTACTGATACCTCCTACTTCCAAGAACTCGCCAACATGGACCAGAACGGCCTTAACCGACCGGATCAACTCCCGCTGACGCTCAACTCAGCCCTCCCCGTCCAGCGCCCGGCGGCGGTCTACACCGCCAACCAGTACAAGTACCGTGACCAGCTTCAGGACGAGATTGCCCAGCTTCAAGCCCAAGGGGAGATCGTTCCCACCCTAGGGATGCTCAAGAAGGGCTTCTCGCAGGGCGACTTCATCCCGGACTTCTGGTATCCGGGCAAGCCGTAGGAGGTGCAGGATCGTGGCAGACTTCCCTTCCCTAGGGGAACTTACCCTAGGGGGTATCTCAATCGTGTGCATCGCGGCTGTGGCTGTGGCGCTGGTAAAGCGCGAGAAGCCGAAGGAGGGTGGCAACCCCTCCCTCAGCCTCGACCAAGCAATCGAGGTCATTAAGGCCAACACCGAGATTAACACCCGCCTCGTGTCGGCGATCGAACAGCAGACCCGGATCATCAACGACCTCGCCTATGCGGTCCATAAGCTGGTAGGCCATATCGAGGGAGGCAAGTAAGATGCAGAGCAAGTACGGCTCCCGCAAGTTCCTGCTGGCTGTGGGCATGGCAGTCGTGGCGATCGTCAACGCGATCCTTGAGGCCAACGGCCTCCACACGATCCCCGCCGGGACTATGGATCAGGTCTTTAACATCATCCTCGTTTACCTAGGGGTCGAAGGTGCAACCGACGCCATCAACGCCTTCAAGGGCGGGACCATCCCGCCGAAGGGGGGCGACCACTAGTGAAGGGCTATGTACTTGACCCCAAGGACCTCTACTACACCGTTGAAGGGGCCAAGTCCGGGAGCGCCGATACGGCCTACCTGTGGGCCTGCCAGCCCGCCGGAATGCGAGCCATCAACGGCGTGGTCTACGGGGCACAGGCGGGCCGTCCGGCCCTCCTAGTGTCTCCCGAGGGTAAGGCGGTCATACGCTGGGACCCGACCGACGCCGAAGTGCGGAACGCCCGGCTGACCATCGGCGCCGAACTGATCCCCCTCGCCGAGGGGCGTGTGGCGGCGCCGACCCACGGCGGGCCGACTACCGCCCGTATTCTGATCGGCACGACCTCTGACGGCAAGCTGATCCACTTCTATCTCGCCAAGGCGACCCTCCGGGGCGCGGGCCTTGTGGCTAAGGCCCTAGGGTGTACGGACGCCATCCAGCTTCAGGAGGGCGCCCAGACCCAAACCACAGTCGCCCTAGGGGCCGTCCGGGCGACTCCGCTCCCGGCGAAAACGTTCGTCCTCGATCCGGGGCACGGCGGGGAAGACCCCGGCGCCCACGGCAACGGCCTGACTGAGCGGGACCTCAACCTCTCCGAGGCATATCTGCTGTGGAACGCCCTAGGGGCCTACGACGTCCTCGTGCTCCCGACCCGCCGGACGAACGAAGAGACCGTTCCCCTAGCCGATCGTTCGGCTCTGGCGAACGCCGCTGGCGCTGACCTCTTCCTGTCCATGCACCACAACGCCGCTGGCGGAAGGGGCTATGAGGACTTTGTGTACCTCAAACCTACTACGGGGTGCCTGAAGTACCAATCGGCGATCCAGAAGGCCATAGCGCCCATTCTCGCCGAGTTCGGCGTACCCAACCGGGGCGCCAAGAAGGCCGACTACCATGTGGTCCGGGAAACGATATGCCCCTCCGTTCTTGTGGAGTGGCTGTTCGTCGATCAGGCCGACGATGCCGCCGTCATTAAGAACCCGACGGCGACCGCCCGGTATGTAAGCGCCCTCCTCACCGCCACGGTCGATACCCTAGGACTCGAGAAGCGGAAGCCTGTGCTGACGGAGCCGCCGCCTTCGAAGCTGTACCGAGTGCAGGTGGGCGCCTTCGCTGACAAGGCTAACGCCGATGGGCTCGTTGAGCGGCTTAAGGCCGCCGGGTTCGACGCCTACGTGATCGGGTAAGGGCAACAAAAAACCCCCTAGGGAACTTCCCTAGGGGGTTTCGTGTTTAGGCTACAGCATGTGGATCAGCGACAGGATCAGGTGGATCAACTGGCGTACCCACTCAACAAGAGCCACGAGCATCAGATTTCACCTCCTTACGGAACTGCCAACGGAGCGGCTCACCAGCCGCGCACACCCCACAATCTGGTACATGCCCCATCGGCAAATGATCCATGTACCCTAGGCAGGCCACAACCTCTTCGACACTGTGGACCACGAAGACCGGGACACCCTGCGCCTCCAGCCGATCGAACAATGCCGCCTGAAGGTCCGTAACCGGGTGTGGCTCGCCGGGCCGCTTGACTTCAAACCACATCTGCCCTAGGCCCTTCTCGGCGTAGTAGAGGTCCGGGATGCCGGGCGCCTGAAAGGTGCCGCCGTGGAAGTTCAGAACCACACCGCCCCGGCCCTTGAGGTACTTGATGATGTGGCTCTGAATCGTGGACTCCTTAGGGCTTTTCGACATCGCTACCCCCTAAGATCGACAGCTTCGAGAGCATCCTCCGGGCCTCTTCCCGGACCAGCTTTTCGAAATCCACCTTGAGGGCAAGGTGCTTTTCGATCAGCGCCGTATAGGCCCTGTCGAGGGTCTGATTGGTCTGCTCGTAGATTAGGACCTTAATTCGGTGATCGAGGATCGACTCGGCGTGTGCCCGCAAGGCCGCGTTGATCTCGTCGGTCCACGATACCTCGGTCTTGATCCGCTCCTTGAGTGCCTGCCCTAGGGTGCCGTTGAGCGCCGGGACAGTCGCGCCGCCGTGAAGCTGGTAGTCCAAGGCACGATTAACCCGGTCAGCGAGCATGGTGTAGATGGGCTCCATCGTCTCCGCGTCACCAAGCAGAGCGTTGAGGGCGCCCTGCAAGGACTTCTTCACACCGTCGAGCAGGCCCATGCCCTCCAGCATATTGAGGACTTCCTTCGTCTCCAGCTTCAGTTTCAACGCCGACCCCTCCGCTTCTTAATCTTGCGGTTCAACCAGTCATCATCGTCCCGGCGCCACTCCTCCCTAGGGAGCGGCAGGAAGGCCGCCCCGTGAGGAGTCGTCAGCAGAACAGAGACGGCGAGGATCAGGGCGAGGCTACGCATCGCCATCCTCCTTCGTTGACTCAAAGAACCAAACAGCGTCGGAAAAGCCCCGCAGGTGCCCGATCTTGTATCCGGCGAAACCACAGAACGCCCCTACAAGCAACAGCCCAATAAGCATAGTTTCACCCCATAAGGAGGGGCCAGCCCCTAGTGAGACTGGCCCCAGTGTGGCTACAGGATGTCGGCCTCGTCGAGGGTGCCAGCACCGCCCGAGGGCGCTGAAGCGTCCAGCGAAGCGAGGTCTTCCGCGTCATCATCGCCCGTGACCGCCGTGGAGGCACCCATCGTGACGAACTTCGAAGCCGGGTAGGAGGCGACGATCTTGCCGAACTTCTTCGTCGGGTCCTTCTTGCCGGGCTCCATCACGACCTCAGCCGTGAACTCTCGGTTCTTCAGCTTGCCGAGGTCGAGGTTGACCGCCGCCTTGGGGATGTCCTTGTTCAGGACCGCCATCAGGAGGTTGCGAAGCCGGAAGAGGGCCTTCGGGGAGAGCGAGCAAATCTCGTTCAGGGTCTTACCCTTGTGGTCAGCCGGAGCGACGACCTCGCAGGCGAATTCGAGGTACGGGTACTCGCTGGAGCCGGACTCCTTCTTCTGGATGCCCGTGATCTTGAAGAGGTAGGTGCCATCCTCGTCAACGAACTTGGACGGCGGCGCATCGGAGACCCCGGTGAAGTCGAGCGTGAAGGAGCCCTTAACGTTCGTGAACTCGTTAGCCAAGGTGTGATATCCTCCCTAGGGACTTTATTTGAGGCCAGCCCGCCCACCGCTAGGCAGGCCAGCCGAGGGACTAAAGGTGAAAAGAAGCGGGAACCTTAATCTGAGAGAGCCGCTGATACTCCAAGGCTACGGCGACACCGTAAGCCAGTTTAAAGTACAGGGCTCGCTGGCTGTATGGGAACTCACGAGGCAGGTCCGGCTCGCCGCCGAAGTAGAGTTGTTTCAGCACCCCTAGAACACCTTCCCGAAGCCCATCCGGTCGAGCACCGCCCGGAGGTTGGCACCCACAACCACAGCCGGGAGGTTTCCGGTGCGGTCCCCGGTGAGGATGTTCTCACTAGGGCCAAACTGGATGCGGAACTGGGTAACGGGCTTGCCTGTGGTCTTATCCTCCACGGTCTTCTTGAAGGTGCGACCGATCACGTCGGCGTCACCGAGGACGTAGTTACGAACCTGCGTCGGCAGGTCCGGGTAGATGTCGTAACCGGACATCTCGTCATCACCCTCACCGCCGGACTTCTCCTGCACAAGCCATACTTGATGCATGGGCAGGGTGGAGAAAGCCGCCAGCCAGTAGATCATCTTCTGGCCTGCCGTGCCGTAGTCCTTGAGCATCGGCGTCATAACGTCCTTGGTGGGGTCGAACGCCGCGCTCCCTAGGACCACATGCCGCAGGATCAATTGCCGCATCCGGGTCGTAGTGTCGAACCCGAGGATGTCGTACTTGAGCGTCCCGGCGTCGGCCTGCGCCTTGAGGTAGTAGTAGAGGGCTTCGACCTCTTCCCACGTTTCAACCTTGTCCTTGGACTTCGGATACTCGGAGGCGCCCGAGCCCCGGATGGAGAGCGTACCCTCCTCCAGCTTGACGACGAGCACCCCGGCGCCGCCGCTCCCTAGGAACTTGGTCTTGCCCGTCTTGTTGCGACCGTAGATCACGACGCGGGCATACTTCTTGGCGGCGCCCGCTTCGCCGATCTCGTCCTCAAGGTCGAAGGCGGCCTTGGCAGGTGTGGTTGCAACCGTCTTGGTCTTGCCCTTCTTAGCAGACCCCGCGACAGGTGGGGTAGAGGCTGGGGCCGCCTCAACCACAGAGAAGGCGTCGTCCTCGATAGGCACTTCCCCTAGGGAGAGGGCGCCGCCCTCACCCTCGAAGCCGCCGCCGGGTCCGGTCATCTTGTCGTCAGTCATCGTCTTCCTCCTCGGCGACAGGCTCCTCGACCTCTCGCTTGGTGTATTGCTCAGCACGGATAAACTCCGTGTTAGAACCGAACATTTCAGCTTGGCACAAGGGCTTGTAGGCGCACCAGTCACAGTCCCTAGTGATTGTCCTAGGGTAGAACAGCTTCTCGGGCTCCTTGTGGTTCAGGTACGGCTCGATCATTCCGGCGGTCAGGGTGGCCTCCTTGACGACCTCTCGGACCATCCGGGCAGGCCTAGGGAGGAATTCCCGCCGGAAGAAGACTTTGCCCTCCAGCTTGAGCCGCATGTCGGCGTAGTCAGCCGGGTTGAGCCCGGCCTTTCGCAGGGCGGCCTCGTAGGTGTACCAGTCCGTGGTGATAGCCGCCTTGGACATCGTACCCTTTTGAGTCAACTCCGGCGTCTTGGGCGCCTTGGTGGAAAGGTAGTTGAAGCAAATCCAGTTGATCGGCTCGCCGTAGACCTTCTCGGCGGCGAAGGGGTAGAGGGTTGTTTGCCAGTCGGTCAGCCGCATCCCCTCACTAGGAATGGTGCCGACCGTCTTATGGTCAATGATCCCTAGGCCCATCTCGTCCCGGACCACAAGATCGAAGCGGCCCTCGTAGATGTGCCCATTCGGGAGTTCAACCTCGAACGCCTTCTCGACATCGACGATCTCGAAGTCGGCGTCGGCCCGCTCCCTAGTGAGGAAGTTCAGGTAGTTACGCATGATCGCATAGGAGTCAGCGATGATCTGCGCGTACTCGGCCTGCTCCTCCTCGAAGAGGTTGGCCTTCATGTAAGCCTCAGCGTCCCGTAGAGGCTGGGTCCAGTCCTTGCCCCTGTAGTGCGTCTCCAAGCAGTTGTGCAGGAGGACACCACGGGCGATCGGGACCGCCTGCCGACGGGGCCGAAGCCCTTGGATGTACTGGTATAGGTACTTCCTACGGCACCGCAGGAAGGTGTTCAACTCGGAGACTGAGACCTTAATCCGTGGTGTGGTCAACGCATCCACCTCTTCTCCTTCGCGGCGGTAATCAGGTTACTGGCTTCACCCTTAGTGAGGTCCTCCATGTTGTGGAACTCCCGGCCTACCACAGCCTCGTATTCCTCCCATGTAGCAGAGCACATAGGGTCTTCCACTAGAGCCCTTTTAAGTAAGCCCACCTGCTTCTCCGTGGCAGGGTCGTCGTACCACCTCGGCCTAGGTGTGCCATCGGCTAGGGCTCTCGTTGGTCTAGTGATCTCGTCAAAGCTGAGCATTTCGGCCTCTAAGCCCTTGAGAGGCCTGTTGACCGTGCGGTTGTTGCGGTTGTCGGTGAAGTCGATCGTAAGGCTCAGGCCGGGCTTGAGGTAGAAGCGAACGATCTGATTGCCCCTTACGGGGTCGGGGGATACCTCCACCTTGTAGACCCTAGCCCGCTCCTCTTCGGAGAGACATGTACGGGCGATCGCCTCCGCTGTCTTGCCTTCCCTCACCATAGCCCTGTGGCTAACGCTCAACTCCTTAACTTCGTCGTCCTCTAGCCAAGGTACATCAGCCCTAGGGGGATTCTTTAATCCCTCCACGGTTCTCGTAAGCCAAGACTCCGTAGGGACACTGTTTAGATAGACCGCCCCTAGATTTTTTAGGTCTACAGGCTTTACTACCGTAGCATCCTCTACCTGCTTCGCCATCTCGTCAGGCACCTCGACGAACAGCTTATCAAGGCCGTTGTCGTCCGGCACGTTGTCACCCCCTGCCGATCAGCTTGTCCGAACCGACAAACACAGTCTACTCGGGATCGGTGGCGCTGTCAAGCCACTCCTTGAAATTCCAATCCGGGTCGTTGTAGTGGGCCTGCCACGCCGACATGAAGCCCCTGACCGGGACCGGGCACTCGTAACAGTCACCTGTCACAACGTCGGAGATATAGGCGGTGTGGATCGTCAACAGCCCCGCGTCTTCCCTGTCGGTGAGGTACTTCAGGGCGCCGTGGGCGGTCCAGTGGGAGATACCGTTGCTGGTCACGACGATGCCATAGTACCGGATGGCCTCCGGGCGGCGGCGCAGGTAATCCGATCGGGTCTTCTTCCGGGTGGCCTTAGTCTCTTCGCTCACTAGGGATTCCTCCTTGTGGTTAGGGGTGCCATTCTACGGCCTCGCCCCATGACGGGCCGACTTCGATCTCTGCCGTCAGGGGGACGGAGAGGTTGACGTTGAACTTTTTGGGTAGGATAACACTAGGGACAGCCCACTCGATCGAGTTTTTTACGAGTGTGGCTACCACATCCACAGCGTCTTCGTCTACCTCCAGCGCGATAGCATCGTGGATTAGGCCGATCAGATCGAACTTCGGCCTAGCGCGTTCCTGATGGTAACGATCAACCTCCCCCGCCGCCAGAACGATAATGTCGTTGGCGAACGACTGGACCTCGAAGTTGGTCCCCTCTCGGATAGCCTCCTCCCGAATGGCCTCGTCCGGCGACCACACGTTAGGGAGGCGGCGGTAGCGCCCTGTAGCTGACCGGATGTACCCTAGGGTGCTGATCGTGTTCCGGCAACGTTGGTGCCACGGGGCGATGCCGCTATACAGCTTGAACCAGCCAGCCCGGTTGGCCTTAGCCTCCTCGTCGGTCAACTTAACACCATACTGGAGGTAAGAGAATCGCTTGTACCCACGCCACTGTTGCCCGTAGAGCAGGCCGAAGTTCGACGCCTTGCCACCCTGCCGTTGCTCCTTAGTGATCGAGCCCTTCGGCGTCCCGGTGATACCCCACACAGTATGCTTGTGAAGGTCTTCGTTACGCCGGATCAGGTCGATCATCGTCATCTCTTGGGCACAGTGGGCGCCGATACAAAGTTCCATCTGCTTGCCGTCGGCCTCTAAGAACACCCGGCCCGGCGGGGCCCCGAAGATCGAGCGGAGGAGTGCATCCCTAGGGATTTGCTGGAAGTTGGGCTCCTCGGACGACAGGCGCCCGGTCTTCACGCTCCCTAGGTTGTAGAGCGGGAAGATGCGGGGGACGCCGAACGCCGCCTTAGAGTCCTGCACGAAACCCTTCCACGCCGTCACGAACTTCAGACGGTCCCTAGCAAGGTTGTACTCCCGTAGGATAGCCGCCAGTTCAGCGGCCTCTTTGACGTTCGACTCAGCGGCGATCGTAATGAGCGTCTCCTTGTCGGTGCTGGCGGCGTCGGCCTCGGTCATCTTGATTGGGTCAAGGCCGAACCCCTTCGAGCCGAAGAAGACCTCTGCCTTCTGCTGAGAACTGTTCCAGTTGACCCCCTCGATCGGCGATAGCGTCTCGAGTTTCCCTAGGGAGTCTTTGATCCGGGCCTCAAGCTGGACCCCGGCCTCGTGAAGCTTGTCCTCGTGAACCCACACGCCCTTCTGCTCGATGCGCTCCAGCATCCGGGAGGCTGGCATGATGATGTGGGCCATAACCTTCGTGAGCCCGGCGTCCTTGAGAATCTCTTCCCTAGTGCGCTCGTACTCCTTCATGTTGTAGTAGATGTCGAGGGCGAGGTAGTAGGCGAGGTCCATAATCGGATAGTCCTCGTCATACCGGACGTTCTTGCCGTAGTCTTGAGCGCCATAATGGGCCTTGGCGTGATGCTTCAGGCCGTTGCGGCGGTTCTCGTCAAGGAGGCAGTTGGCGAGGTAGGGGTCGAAGGTCTGGTACGGCTCAACTCCGGCACGACCCCTAAGCCAACGGTTGTCGTACTTGCCGTTGTAGGGCGCCTTCTTAAGCTTAGGGTCCTTGAGGATGCGACGGACGAGCGCCGTAACTAGCATAGACCACAGGGAGTTCGTCCCCGCCGGACCCTGCTTGTGCTCCCACGGCACGACGAAGATGTGTTTGCCGTCAAAGCCAAAACCGATCATGGTCAGCTTGCCTTGGTGTGGGCGGGCAGGCTTGTCGGCGTCGAAGAATTCGAGTTGCTCCTTGGTGCGCTCGTCGGAGTTCTCGATGTCGTAGACCATGTAGGTCTCGCACGTCTCATAGGCCTCTTCGAGAATGCTGAGATCATCTGCATCCTCGACGTAGGTCCACTTTAGGTCACTAGGGGGCTTGTGCTTGCCTTTGATGGCCCCGGCGAAGTACGCCATGTCTTCCGTGAACGCCGCCTCTTCCCCCGGTTTACGCAGTACGTAGGAAGGGCTGTAGATCGGGAACACCTGAATCGACTCCTGAAGCGAAGCATCCCCTAGCTTCAACTTCAGGGGGTGGAACTCCCCCCGCTTCTTGGTGATGCCGCCACCGCCACAGAGGGCTTTGAGGGCGGCGTCCCCTAGGGCGAGGATGTACTTGGGCCGGACCCGCTCGATCTCGCCCGCCAGATGGGTCTTGGCACAGGTCGAAATCTGCTTAGCTGTGGTCTTGCCCTCGTAGCCGGGGTAGCACTTGACGGCCTTGGTCCAGTAGTCAACTTTAACCCCAGCATCCCTAAGTTTAATCAGCAGAAACTTAACAGCGGGGCTACTCGTTAGAAACGTGGCGTTTGCTTCGTCTTCTCCGTAGGTAGTGACGTCACCTACGACCATAATCTCGCCGGACGTAAGCCCGCCACCCATAATCCCCGGATGCTTGCACTTCGCATGAAGTTCACAGGCCGTACACGACACGATCTCACCCCCTGCGTTTGTCAGTCTACCAGTCCTTGTCAGGCTTGTCAAGCACTACAAGGGCTTGAGAATCTCCCGGTACTTGTCGGCCACCTTGGAACTGATCTCCTGATCGTTCCGCAGGGTCTCGTAGATGTGCTCGTCTACGGACCCCTTGACCGTCAGGTAGTAGTACGTCACCCCGGCGGCCTTCTGGTTGCGGCCCATGATCCGGTCCTTGATCTGGTTGAAGTCGTCTAGGGAGAAGTCCACCGAGTAGAAGACCATCACTCGAGCGGCTGAGAGGTCGATCCCTGTGGAAATGGCCTTTTCCTGACCGATTAGGACGGGCAGGCGCCCAGCTTTGAAGTCTCCGATCAGGAGTTCCCGGCCTCCAGCCGACACCGAGCCGTCGATATACGACGCCAAGCAGGTCTTAGCCAGAGCCTGCTGGATCGCGTAAATCTCCGGGGTAAACCGACAGACCACAATCACTTGCTCGTCGGCTTCAAGATGAGTATTCACGATGTCCTCTAGGGCTACCAGCTTCGCCCGGCTCACCTGCTCTATGGTCCCGTCCTCCCTAGTGACGAAACCCCCGGCGATCTGCTGGAGCCGCATCAACCGGGTCAGGACATGGGGCGCCATCACTAGGGAACCGTCATCGAGTTCAGCCACAGACTCCTGCGCTAGGGTGTTGTAGACCTTCCGGGCCTTGGGCTCCAGTTCGACCGGAATGACGATGTGCTCGACCTCCGGCTCCCGGATGTCGGTATCCTTACGCAGAACCCGCATGGACCACGGCGCCAGCGCCTCGCTGATTTCGTCCTCGTTCTTGTACCCTAGGAGAGCCTTAGAGTACGGATTCCTGATCTCGTACCGCTCCCTGAACGGCGTGACCTTGGTCCAGATGTCGGCGATGAACCGCCCTAGGCCGAAGGCGTCTGTGGGCCGCTTAGGGATCGGCGTCCCGGTCAGGGCGAGTCGATCTGTGGCCTTCTTCGCCAGCCGCCACATCGCCTTCGACCGCTGGGAGGTAGCGCCCCTAAGCAGATGTGCCTCGTCAGCTATGATGATCTCTGGTTTAAACAGTTTGGCTAGGTTCTTTTCGTCATTCACAATTGCCTGATACCCACCTACATAGACCACTAAGGTCGTACCGGGGTGTTCGGTAAAGTTGCTATAGACAGTCCCGGCCTCTCCTACATAGTGGATCGTTATGTTGATCCACTTAGGGAGGTACTCCTTGATCTGCTCCACCCACACCGGGCGCACGGTCTTCGGGCACCCGATCAGCACCCGCCGGACCCCACGGAACAGGTAGCTGAACCCGATGTAGTCGATCGCCACCCGCGTCTTTCCTACCCTCTGCTGGAAGAAAACCCCGAAGCGACGCTTCTTCAGCGCCCGCTTCAGGGCTTCCAGTTGGTAGGGAGCAGGTAGCGGCTCGACGAAGTGGTACTTCTTCGTCGCCACTAGTGATTACCCCCTAAGATGACCTCGGGCATGGCTGACGAACTCAACCGAGCCGTCGCCGGGAGCCACTTCGACCGGGCTGGTCTTCTGGGTAAAGTCCATCGCGTCGAGAACCTGACCCGCCACCCATTTCTGCCGGGCCATCATGTTACCGATGCCGACCCGACCGCAGTTCTGGGCGGCGGCCCACGTATCCTCGATCAGCGCCTTCAGGTACTCAGCCGGAACCGTAACCATCGGCTCAATCTTCCCGTTCATCAGGCACCCTCCTCTTTCTTCTCAGCCAACTCATAGACGCGCTGACCGTTGGACTTACGCCATCGGATCACGCCTTCGAGTTCGTACTCCTTAAGCCACACCGTCAATTTCGCTCGGTCTACCCGGACAGCGGCCCGGAGATCATCCTTGGTCATCGGCTTGGACGCCAAGACCGCGAGAACTTCCTCCTTCTTCGCCGCCAACCCTAGGGAGCCCGACCCACCATCATCGAGTACCTCAGGGTCGTACTCGATGTCGATGTTATACCGGAGGCTGAGGTCTCGCTGTGGTGCCATCGACCGGAACTCGCGCCCTAAGGTAACTTCGCCGGGGGCGCCTGCCAGCGAGAGGTACAGGCCTGTCTCGATCCAGCCGTGGAAGGCCGATGAACCACGGATGTTCTGCCCGCCACGGGTCGAGTTCTGGGCCTTCTTGTAGTGGTGAACGAGGACAGTAAAGACCCCGTAGACGTTGCGAAGCTTAGTTAGCCACCGCAGGACCCGGTTGACCTCTGGGGCTGAGTTCTCGTCGGTGTCGCCCATCATCATGTACAGAGGGTCCAGTACCATAAGGAGCGGGCGGTACTTAGCGACAGCGGCCTCGATGGTGTTCTGACAATCCATGTCCGTCAGATCCATGCCAGCGTTGTTGCTGAAGTAGATTTCGATGTCATCCGGTAGGTACTCGTCGGCGGCCTCAAGGAGGTGCTTTTGCATCGCCACCTTAAAGAGGCGGTCCTGCACGGTGTTCTCACCGTTCTCCTCTTGGATCATCAGGACTGGACCCCGAACCCGCACCGGGAACACCCCTAGGAAGGGCGTACCTGATGCCACAGAGACAGCGAGGTCCATTGTCGTCACCGACTTGTAGGTCTTGGGCTCACCAGCCACCATGCCGTAGCCTTCCTGCCAGATGCCCTCGACGAGCCACTGAGGCGGTTTAATCGCCTTCGAGAGGAACTTGTCGTAGGGTGTCAGCCAGTCAGCCGCAGGCTTATCAGCTTCGGTCACTAGGGTAACGCCGTCGCCGCTCCCAGCCTTGTGGATGGGGAGCGTCGGCTTCGTGGCCT